GCATAATAAATTTTATTTTCTGTTAGTCCATCTGGAAGATGACCATTCTCACTAATAATTCTAATAGTTTCACCATTTAGGAATGTATGACCTTCGGTTAATGTAAGTGTATTTGATGCGATATCATTTATACCATTGGTTTGAGATACTTTATGAATTTTTTCAGAGATTGCTTCACTTGCAGTACCCTCAGTATTGGGCATTACAACTTTGGAATGGTATGTCTCAATCTCATTACCTGATGCAAGAAGAACTTTTAGTGCCTCATCTTTCTTTGAACCAATTCTATATCCATCAATTACAGTTGCTGGAGGAATATCTACGTTGGTTTCCTCATATAGGAAAAGTTTACTTGTAGTTGCAATACCAACAGAAGTAGAAACTCCAACGTCAATACCTAAGAACTCAATACCAACTTCTTCAGATTCAATCTCTTTGGGGTTAATAATATGAGTAATGTATCCAACATCATCTCTTGGGAATGCCTCTGGACGGAATCCTTTAGAAACTAGAGATCTTGCACCAAAGTTAGAGTTAGAGTTTGTGATAGATGCGTCACCACCAGATTCTAATAGGAAGTGATTGGCAAAACCAATTGCGAAAACAGAAACGATCTGTAGAAGTGCATTATTGCTACACTTAATGTGGTGGTTTTCCCAATCTGGTCTATATCTTGCTCTTGAGTCAGTATGAATATTTTCATTACCTGATGCTTGATCACCTTCATAAAGACCATTTGTTGGATTATACTTAACAAATGCATTATCATCTTTTTGAAGACCAATACCCGTAAATTGGGCAAGAACCATAGACTTGAATCCAGTTGCCTTAGATCCATCAGCATGAAGTCCATTCATACCAAAAACAGATCTCAGAGAGATGTTAAAGATATATGGTGATGCAGATGTAACAGTATCAACTGAAATATTCAGTGTTGCACCAGAAGTTGTTGATGGTAATGCATTAACTGGTGGAACAGAAACCTGATACTTAATCTCTGTAGAAGAAATAACTTCAAATACTGCATACTGACCGTCATAACCAGCATCAGCAATACCTTCAATACGAATTGGAGTATTTACATCTAGACCAGGGACTTCATTCTCTAGGGTAACTGTAATTTCTGTTGAAGAAATCAATCCATCACCAGATTTAATACTAGTAATTCCTACTTCAGCACCAGTAGAACCAACAATACGGTACTCATCAACCTTTGGTTGAATGTCTAGGCTATCAGAAGGATAGTCAGGAGAAACTTCTCTTCCAGATGGAGTACCATATGCAAAACCAACCTTTTGATAATACATTTCAAGGTCAGTGTTTGTGTCATCATAGACTAGGAAGTCATCATTGATAGATACTGGATTTACACCATCAGCATACTCAAAACAAGTAAGTTTATGGTGTGAGAAATTGGGAACAAATGCGTTATCAGTATAGTCTTTGTATACAGTTCCAGTCTGATCTCCATCAAAGATAGAAAACTGCCAGAAGTAACAAGCACCAGTTACACGGAAAATAGCAGATTTTTCAATTTGATCGTTTTCTGGATTAGGAACATACTTAGGAATAATCTTGGTCTTTCTAAGGTCAAGACCTACAAGTGATGTACCTCTAGGAATAATAACACCACCATGAATACTGTTAAGTTTATATAATGCGTTATTAGGACTGTCTAGGTCAAAGTTGCTATTGACATCAAGTGGTGGAAAGTCATCAGAAGTAGTACCAGACCTAAGTCTGTACGTGTTTGCCACTTGATCATGAATTGGTATCCACCCTGGCCTATTATCTACAACGTGTTCACCAGGATAGAGTAGAATAGTTGTTTTACCAAACCTATCATTGTTTTCTCCTGCTTGGTAGGAGAAACGTGCTGCCTCTAGCAGTGCCCTTTGAATGGTTTTAAATGGTCTTGCTAAAGAATTACCTTTATTCTCGATACTATCAGTAGAATCCAAACTTGAAGGATCTACATAAAGAATCTCACCTTTGGTACTCTTTAGAAAATTATCCAGACGACTAAGACCCATTGTATTAACGCGTTAAATTCCTATAGGTCTATTTATCATTGTTTTTATATGGGAGTGGCGGGACTTGAACCCGCAAGGCACGATGCCGCGACATTTTAAGTGTCGTATGTTTACCAGTTTCATCACACTCCCAAGGTACAGGTGGATGGAATTGAACCATCTCAAAGGCACTAATCTGGTGCAAAATGTTTATAAAACATCTCTGACTACCTAGTCTCACCTGCAGAAAGGATCACTCGGATTTCCAAGTGGGTTTATGAAAAGCACAATATTCATTGAATGTGATTTTCATTTCCTTATTAGTAAGGTTAGCATGTTTTGCTGCTTTTGGCAAGTTCCACTTTGCGGAGAACAGCATCTCCATTGATTTGCGTGTTTCTGGTCGCATACTTTTTTAAAAACCTCTCACGTGAAAAATTTCTGGGAATTTTTTCTGCCCGATTTTTGGATTTAAAACCCAATTTCCTTTTGGAGTTCATAGATTGACAACGAACCCCAGACAAGTTTGTCATCCTTCCATCCTTGATCCATACTACGATAGGTGTACCCATCAAACTCCACGAAACTTTTGAGAGTTGTTTCACGAATGATTGGGTCTGGATAAATCAATTCACCTTTATAGAATGTATCTACAAGAGTGAATCTCATATCAAATGCAGGACTATGAGTCCAATCAGTTCCCCAGTTTTCTACAATGATGTAGTCATCTTTTTGTAGAACTTTATGACAACGAGTACGATAAGGATTTGATTCTCCTTCATAATCATACCATTGTTTGATGGTCATCTTACCATCACCTAGATCTTTCCAAATGATATGTACATGGGAATGATCTCTGGGACTTTCTTGTGCTTGCTTAAGGTTATTATATTTACCCTTAAGTTTAGAGATGAAATCCTCGATCATGATGCTACAAGGGGCTTTTTGTAAAAAATCATGTCCTCATCTACATTGTCACGGACGTGGATAAAGACATTCATGAACTCGTCGTAGGTTTCACAGTCAACAACCTTCTCATCACCCATATTAGAGAACAGTTTGAACTGCCTGCGGTTGGTGTCGATCAGAACTGACTCTAGAAACTCTTGCATGGTGCCTTGGTTGATTACCCCCGTATTATAAGGCACATACGAGGGAGTGTCAACCCTAGAGCAGTCCTGTGATGTCTTCGTTGGATGCCGATTTAGATGACATGGTGTTCTGTGCTTTACCGAGAGACCATGCCTCTAGTTGCAAACCTTTACGATGAGTCTTAAGAGTCGTTGCTTCAGCTTCCCATGTTGGAATGCCAGCAGTTGCCCTCAAAGTTTCAATCTCACTTAGAAGTGTATTGATTTGCGTTCTATAGTTATTACAAGCCGTGTCTTGTCCTGGTGGATGTAATGTTGAATTAATTGCATACACAGGTGAAATAGAACTTCCAACATTTTTCACAAAATCAGAATCAGAACCAGTTCCTGACGTTGATGAAGAAAGATTTACTTCAGAAGCATTTCCAATTGGATTATCTGTTGCAACATCAAGATTTTCTAACCTAGGATAAGTATATGCTTGAAGTTCATCGAGTTTGATAGTTCCAATTCCAACAGTAATACTTGTATATCCTACGATTTCAGTACTAAAACCTGCTAATACATCATGATTAGAATATAGTGAGGCAACAGACTGTGCTAATGAACATCCAAGACCTGCTGCACTTTGAGAAATTGTAACAAGTTGATTTTGCTTTGTCTTAATTTGATCAACAATTGCAAGAATTTGATCATCTCTTTCCTTAATATCGGGAAGAAATTTATTGATACTATCAATCACAACACCTTGTTGCTCAATGACAGTTCTTTGACCAGTTCCTGAAGAAATACTTGTATTTTGTAACTCTAATATCTCTTTAGCAGTTAGAGATGTGGAAATATATCCTGCCATTTTAATTACCTCCTATCATAATCATATCCAGCAATAGAGAATCTTGTATTATCTCCTGGATAATCTGCTGGGGTATCACCTTTATATTCAACATGTAACTTGTCATCATATTTTCTTGCTGCCCAAATTTGATAATAACATCTTACAGGACCACCTGCATTATTTTTAACAATAACATTCTTACCCCATTCAATTTTCTCAACAAATAATTCTTGATAAGTTCCAATAGGAGTAAGATTTACAGAAATTGATTCTTTATCTACAAGACCATCCCAATAATCTGGAAGTTTAATTACATTTCCTTCTTCTAATTTTCCACGTACATAAATCGGACCATCTTCTGGACCCTCTACGCAAATATGTCTAAGACGATATCCTTCTTTAGTTGGATGTGAGATATCAAATCCCTTATTTGATTTATCTAGCTTAGTTGAATTTAATGTTGTCAAATATGTTGCAACATCACCAATTCCTGCTAAATTTACTGCTCCATTTGCAGAAATAAATCCATTTGCAATAACACTACCATTAACAATCGTATTTCCATTAAAAATTGAAGTCAATGCTTGAACATTCAATGTCGGAATTTGACCAGTTGAATGTGCAAGAGTCATCAACTGAGTTGAAACTCCATTACAATAAAATCCAACATAGTCTCCAGGAACATTATATAGAACTGCGGCAAGATCAGTCAGTTTAAATGACAAATCAGTTGGTAGAGTTGTATGCCATGTTCCTTCTAATGATAAGGAATCATAATTATATGCTCCTGCTGTAGATTGTGGTCCAGTAAAAGTACCAAACCACTTAAAATCAAATGGTGCCGTCATTTATCAATCTCCGTTTGTAGTGGTGGTACGTCAATTCGTTCTGCATAAACATGATAAAAGCAATTAATTGGTTGACCATTACTTGCTTGAAGATGAATCTCATCTGTGTTATATCTCTTAATTATAACGTTCTGATGTGCTCCAATTGGCTGAAGATGCACTGAGATTGTTGCTGGATCGATTAATTTTTTCCAATACTCTGGTAACTTAATCACTTTTCCAGATGTTCTTCCTCGTACATAAACAGCATTCTCAGGTCCTTCAAGACAAGAATGGACAAGTTGTTTACCTGGTTTTGTTGGATGATCAATGACAAAGTTTTTAACTTTTGCCATTAAAACTTCCGTAAAGATAATTTTAGACTTAATTAACTTTACTGTCAATAGTATGTCTGTTTTTAAGAAACCTTGTATTCTAGCATATATTTTTACAAACATTGCATAGAATGGAGTTGGCTTCATATCACTGTTGGTACACTGTCCAACCATCAAATTACCAAGTTCTGTAGGAGATGGTGTTGCAAACTGAGTACCCTGTCCAATCATTGAGGGACCTTCTACCCATGAAGTTCCACGTACTTTTAATTTTCCTGCACCAAAAATTGGAGCAGTTCCTGCACCAATCCATAACTGATGCTGAATAGTTAGATCATCGTATGAGCAAGACATAATTTTAAGTGTATAATGAATTAGTTGTAAAATCGAGAACGTTTGTTAAATCTGTTTTTCCAGGGAGAGATGCAGATGCACAAGTTAATCCCCTTATGAAATTAGATATTGTATGTAGTTGTGTATTTGCTATGATCCTACCAACATTCGGAGTATATATTCTATATCCAACCTTTGCATCAACATCAAATGCACCATCTGCTTTTATTTTTACATCTTGGTTTGCTTCAATTTTAATATGACCTCTACTATCATCTTCACCATTAGCCATGATGTCAATGTCTTTAGCAGAAAGTCTTATCCTACCATTTGGTGCAGATAAAACTATATCTCCATTTAAACATTCAATATCAACACCTATACTTTTACCATCTACATTATCCCCACATTTAATTTCAAAGACACCAGGATTTCTCATAAGAGTCCATCCTGCTCTGTTACCAGTAGAATCTAAATGTATATAATGTAAACTATGACGAGATTGTAATCCGACACCAGTCACCACACCATCAGCACAAATCTGCCCAATTTCAAGAGCACCAAATGGATGGTCTTTTTTTACTTGTACATGATCTACTTGAGTGGTCATAGAGTTTTATTTTTATTTAGTGCGTTTTCTTAAACTTTCCTCAGGGGTATCATAAAGATACATTCTGTTCTTTAGATTAGGTTTCTTAGGTCCTACGACTTTTTTACCTCTGAAGAAATGATACTCTCCATAATATGGTTTACCGTTGATGTATCCTGAAACGAGTCTAGCAATACAGTCATCTACAGTGATAATTCTATCACCTTGAATCTTTCTGACTCCTCCATCTGGATCTTCATCAAGTCTTCTAACTCTAAAGATCGGTATAATATTTGCATTAACACCAAGTTCAGACTTAATAAAGATACGAGGATATTCATTAAATGTGTTGCCTGGATTTGTAATCACAACATCAACAAGTCTACCAATATCATCAAAAATAGGACTCATCTCTGCACCATTTGATGGACTAATAACAATTTGATCACCTATCTCATAGTTTGCTCCAGGATCATCAATCAATACACCATCAAGAATAATATCTTCAGACTGACCATTACTAATTGGTCTATCGTCGTCACGTTCATCATCACCATCACCATCAAGTGGTTGTGGTGCGGTAATTGTTACACCTGTAGGAACTCTAATAGGAGTTAATGGTCCTCTTCCTATGACAGTATCAACAATCTCTCCAGTATCTGTGTTTGTAATAGTAATTTCTGTTCCAGATGGTGCTGCAATATTTGGAAACTCACTATTAGGATCATCATCAACTGATGGAATTGTAATATTTGATCCTGGTTTGTAAACCTGCCATTTTCCATCAGGATCTTTGTAGATGGTATCACCAGGTTCACTAATAGTTGTTTGATTTTTTGATGTAGTTGGTAGGTATCCAGATCCTGGTTCTTTTACAACTGCACCAGTAATTTCTACACCATCATCAGTTTCATTTGAAGTCAGGAATACATTTGATCCACCACCATTTCCGCATTGATCATCAATAGAAAGTGTAGGAGTTGACGTGTATCCACTACCAAAAGAACTAAAGTCTAGACCCATTAACTGACCAGTAACACTTACGATTGGATTTGCTGCAAGTCCTGTTCCTCCACCACCATTGAATGAAATTGATGGTGGACCACAAGGAAGTTGATCAGTATTGCAAGGTGGAATTGTTCCTGGAATATTGTTAGAAGCATCTCTAAGAAGATTACCTAAACCTTCAGAAACAGCTGCTGCTTCTTTATCTCCATTCCAGAAACTCCATCTATCTGTATAGTCACAATTTGGTGTTGTATCACACTTTAAGAAATTAAGAATGCCAGTTACAATATCAAGGACCTGAAAAGCTTGTCCTGCAATATCACCAACAGATTCAATCAATCCATTAATTGATCCTAAAGCACTATTGATACCAGATGTAATATCTCCAAGAACACTTCCAACAACATCACCAACTAATTTTTCAGCAGCACACATTGGAGCACTGATATATTTTTCAATTAGATCATTAAATAATCCTTTTACTAATTTAAATAAATTGGAAATAATTTTTTGAAATATACAACCAAGAGTATCTGTTGCTTTTTCTGCAGTTCCTGCGAGAGTTTGTCTTACATTTGGAGGAAGTAAATCTGCAACAGTTTTAATACCTTCATTGATTTTATTCATGACAAATCCTCTCATCTTTCCAATGATCAACTTCATCATTGAAGCAATGAAAGAGGAAACAGAATTTACAATCTCACTAATATTACTTGTAATATCTGATGCTGCACCTAAAAAACTTTGAGTCTCTTCTTTAATTCTCTTGATCATTGCAAGAGCTCTTTGAATAAACCCTTGAATTCCTTTTACGGGTCCACCACCACCTTCACATTCAATATTCTTTTTTCTTACTCCTACATCTGAACCATCTTGTTTTTGATACTCTCTACGAGCATCATTTACTGCACCATCTGCTCCAGTTGATTCTCTTGCTGGTTGAGATGATGGTTCTGTATGTAAATCTTTTGTTGCGATTCTTTTGTTTCCAGTGTTCCCATAAAAACCACTTCTTGGTGCAAATCCATCTGCAGGATCACCACCAAACAATCTGGTCTGTGGATTATTTGGAAGACATCCAATAATAATTGGATGATCACCTTGTTCACCATCAAGATAGAATCCCATAACAAAGGATCCTTGTTCTAACGCAACAGTTTCACCATAACCACCATGTCCAGAACCTGCAGTAACTGGCGCAATAACTTCTGCCATCCTTAATAGATTATCAGGAGTAGAAGTACTTGCATCTTTAATATGAGAATCTCTAGAAAAAATTCTCACACGATATCTTTTTCCCCACCCAGGAATGTCATCTCTTTTATGATTTTCTAATTTTTCATTGCCAATCCAATGTTCTTCATCGACGACTTGTCCAAGCCACCAATACATAGAATTCTTTTGAATTGGATCCCGATTATATGCGGGAGACAATCCTGGTGTTAAGTTATTTGGGAGCATCAGTCTTCGTAAATCCTACACTCATCTGCGTCTGGGTTTGCATCACAATACATTTCTAAAGGAGTTGGATCATGATGATCTCCTGCTTCAATATCTGCCTTGTGATTTTCAGCATATGCTTCAAGTTCTTCAAGTTCAGATTCGATATGACGACGTTGTTGTGGTGAGATAGTAGGATTTTCTAGGATCTCCCTATCCTTCTCAATATGCTTCTCTATACTTTCCATTTTCTTACAAGATAGAATCTCTGACAATATTTAGCCTAGTATAGCAATGTTCTGCACTAATGAGGTGAGAAACATCACAAACTAAGTACTTTCCAGTCTTTTTCTTAGACACGGACTTACTTAGTTTAGCAGATACTTCAGGAAATGTACAATGAATCATATCACCAGGATAGATTTCAAAGTCACCGTAAATAACAATCTCTGCACGATATAAAAATGCTTGATTATAACGTGCAATAGATTTTCTAATGATTGCATTAATATCAAGTGTTGGTTCTTTTGCAAATTCTAATTGCTTTTCAAGACTACTTCCTGGAGGCAACACACCTGTATTGAATAATTGATTGATAACTTTTGTTTGTTCTTCTTCAACTTTTAAGTGAGTTCCAACCTTTGGTTTTTCCTTCCCAGTATTAGTATCACCATAAGTATCATTACTATCAAATTCATTCTGTGTATACTGATTGGTATAGTTATCAAAAGTTTCAAGTTTAGACTTCGTTAGAGAAGATGATTGCATAATGTTTGTAATGTTCATATTATGATTAAAACTTACATTAAGAATCTTGTTAGTAAATCCTTCAGGTATACGTGTGGTACTGTTGTATACCATCTTTCTCTTAGGTTCTTGTGTTAAGAGTTTGTCAATTGATTTAAAATGATATCCCTCTACAGTATTGTAGAAAAAGAAACCAGAACTACTTGGATAATCTTCTGGAATTGATTTTGGTGCTAGAGATGTGCAAAAATCTAATGGATTATCTGTAATAGATCCATTGATTGGAAGTCTATTTAAAGTTGAATGAACATGAATATCTTGTTCCGTTTTGAGATGATCAGTTAAGACTTTTCTGACAATCTCATGTATTTTTCCTTCAAAATGTTTACTGGGTGCAGAACTATTGAATTGCATTTTGATATAATCATCAGAACACAAATTAACATTCACCATTTCTGACATAGTATCAGAACTAGAATACTTAACATTCTCAATTGCCAATTGTGTTTTTATTTCTGCACCATTATTATCCGCAATCGTTAATTTAACTTTCTCACCCGTAGTAAGATTGATATCATCAGGTTCATCTAAACTTGTATTTTTTTCACCACCCTTATCTCTATAACCAGTATCTAATAATCTAAAACTGGCTCTAACACTATCATCAAGAAGACTTTGATAGAACAAAACATGAGTAAAGGCAGACTTACCAGTCAGTCTTAACTCACCGTTATAGTTAGAATAAATTACAAATTCTTTTATATTTTTAAATTCTTCTGACATTTTATGTAAATTGAGGTGTTGGCATTATTGAACCGAATGGATCAGACTGTACCTGTTTCTCTACAAGTATTGGTTGGAGAGCAACTAGTGTAGAAGATCCCTCCTCATATGATGCTTTAGTTCTTAAAATATCACTATTTAGATTAGAAGCAGCAGATGTTGGAAGAATATCACCAGTAGATGCAATTTTTGTATCTCCACCAGCAGATGCTTGATTTAACCTCTCTGGATAATTTTTCTCCAAGTATTGTCTAATTTTATCTTTCCCCTCAATCACACCACCACTTTCTTCAAATTCCGCAGCACCTTCATATAAGTACAATTTGTCTCCAGCACCAAATCCAAATACACCCTGCGATCTCTCGACTTTTCCAACACCAGTAATAGGGAATTCTGCACCAGGTCCTGGTGGAGTGGTCTCAAAGAATTTGTCTAACCTGGTTTTTTTACCATTATTTTTTTTAGACTTATCATCTGCATGAGGTTGTGCATCAGGATTTTCACCTGCTGCAATACGTTTGAATCTTCTAAAATGTTTAAGAATCATTCCACGCATGAAAGGTCCACCAGTATTTCCTTTATCTCTATCTGCATGAGCCAAATATTTCAAGTCCCATCTTGCAGATCCACCACCTTCGGCTGCACTAAAATCCGTCACATCGGCTTCATAATGAGTCATTACATTGGAATTAATTGTAGATTCATCCCAACCCCATGCAACAGCAAGTCTTGCTGCTTCTGCTGCCATTGCATTTAATTGTTGTTTTGTTGGTGGGTTTTCAGCAAATCCTTTTGCACTGTCATAGTAATCGGGTCTCATACCTTTATGCCCCATTGCAGCAATGCTTAATCCAACAGCATTACTATTTCTATACATTGTATGTCCATCAGGTGTATAAGCACCATAATCTTGATTGCCAGTCATCGTTCCATCACCTAGGAAAACTCTATGATACCTATTAGAACCACCATTATGGAAACCACCAGTCCAGTGAAGATAAATCATACTGTTTTTATCTTTCGTTAATCCAGAACCTGCAGTTTTACTACCAGTATTTGCTTTAATTTGTGCTGCAGTAAGTTTAACTGGTGTAATAGATGCACTAGGTGATGATCCTAATGCGGTTTTAGTTCCAGTTCCATATCTTGTTTTTCCTTCTTTATTTTTAGGATCATCTGCATGAGGTTGTGATTCTTGTCCTCCCCCTCCTCCAGATATAGTTTTTTGTTTCCCTTGTGCAGTTTCAGATTCTGAGAAAAACGCATCTCTTAAAATATTAAATTTTTTAATTAAATTAAATTCTGCGGGATTCAATAAAGTTGGCCATGCACCCATTTGAAAATTTAGTGCTCTTTCAGCTATTGATTGTACATCGAGTGGACCAATTTTTAATTTATATCTTTTATCATTCTTAATATTAAGGATACCCTTATAAATCCAGTCTCCTACTAATTTACCAGTATCAAGAACTTTTTGAATATCTCTCTTAAGTTTATTTCCTACCTCTGTTATTCCACCACCTCTGAATAATTCGTAGAATAAATCACCAACATATTCTCCAACAAAGGTTCCAAGAAGTGTGCCAAGAACTGGAATCGGAATAAAAGATCCTAAGAAACCTCCAAGTGCAGATCCACCAGCAATGAATAGTGCCTTGTCAAGTTTGCCTGTCTCCATATAAGTGGAGATACCAGCAATCAATGGACCAAGAATTGGTATTCTTCCTAGGAATCTACTTGCACCCCCAGTAACAAGTCTATTCAATCCAAGTCTTGTACCACGTCCTAAAATACGTGTTTGTAAACGACTTACAGATCTTCCAACCCCTCTCCTAAAGATTCCACCACGGGTTGCACCAGCACCACCACCTAATCCAGGACCTGCTGCTCTTGGTGTAATTTGTCCTCTTTCAATTGCCCTTTGAACTGCTGCTTGAGCAGCCTGAGATCCCTTACCATTCTTTAGAGCATTCTGATAAATTCTTGCCGCAGCATTACCATATCTCTTTTCAATAAGTTTTGTTCTTGTATTTCTTGAAAGATAATCTCTAATTGCAGAAGATCTTCCTTGTGGTGCTCCTTTAGGAAGTGGTTTAACTCCTTTACCAAGTGGACCCTTTGGTCTTTGTCCACCAACAGGAACACTCGTAGGAATTCCTGCCATCGTAAGAATGATAGCAAGATTTAAATATTTCTTTAATGCACTAGTAAAATTATCAAATTCTTTTGTAGCACCATCACCACCAATAGCATCAATCTCTTTTCTAATAGCCTCTTCTACACCAAAGACACCTTCAACGAGTGATACAATTCCTCCAAATATATTCGTTGTTAGAGCACCTAGAAAATTAGTTACAGGAGCAGTAAACTTTAAAAATGCTAAGAACTTATCATAATTATCAAGTAAAAATAATACAAATTTGCCAAGTAAAATATTACCAATAAAGTTTTTAATTGCATCAAAAATACTAGTAGGTGCTAATTTTTTAGCAAGTCCTGCACCTTTTCCCTTTATCTTTGGTTTTTCTAGTGCAGTTTCTTTCTCTCTTCTTCTTACCTTTTCAGATCTCTTACGAGTTTTCTCTTTATACTTTTTATCATTTTCAATTTGTTTTCTAAGAGTACTTTCAATAGACAATAAATCCAATCTTAGTGTCTTGAATTGAGTCTTAACACTACCAGTTTTTCTTTTTCTTTTTACTTTTACAGACTCAACTTTATCAACAAAGTTATCAAACTTTATCGTTTTCTTACTATCTGATAGTGCAGTTATCTTATTACCTTTTACAGCAATAAGACTTAGTGATCCACTTGAACCTGGAAGTAGTTTTTGTGAGTCTATTTTCATCCGATTACTCCGTAAGTCTCAAGTTTTTTAGATCTTGATGTAATACCAAATGCAGATCTAGATGGGAAACTAGGTTCAGTAGTATTTGATGGTGGCAACTGAGTATCACCACCAACACTTTGTGCAATAGGTGGTAGTGTAATCATCTTAGAAGAACCTGTCGTAGGTGCTCCTGGTATCATCTGACTTACATTCTTCTGAAGATTTGGTGTAGAAGATTGATTGCCAAAAATTGCATTGATAGGTCTCATATAAATTCCAGACAATCCTTGAGTATCTGTCAAAGATTGAACAAGACCCTTTGGTCCTGCAGGAGTTTTTGGTGTTACTTTTGCTTTTGCTGGTTGTACCTTTGTAAGGTCTTTAGGTCCACTCAGTAATAAAGATTTTTCCAACGCAATTCTTTCAGCATTCGGACCACTTCTTTCTATATTCTTTGCAGCACTGACCATATCACCAGAAAGAAGTGCTTTTGTTAAACTTGGATAAGTACCAATAGGAGCTGTTGGTGCATTGTATCCAAACACTAAAAGTCCTGCTCTTTGTTTATCACTCATATTTTTCCATAATGGAATACGAGACTTATAAGTATTTTGTAAAGATATCAAATTAACTTTTAAAATATTATCTGCTTCTGCTTTCGTAATTTGATCACCAGGTCTTACTGGTCTTCTTCCAGACAATATACTATCATAGAACGTAGATCCCCATCCTATTGTAGCTCTGTCTCCAGAAACTCCAGTGTTATATGCATGTATTGGAGTTTGTGGTGTTATCGATGACCATTTAGTACCAGAGACAACACTTGATCCTCCAGGTTTAATATAATCATTTCTTCCTCTTGTAAGTGATGATAATCCCTCATCCTTTTGTAGATGATGCATTGCAGATCCGATTGGTCCACCACCAGCAGCATATGTAATACCATCAATAAACTTCGGTTTATTTGTGCCACCTGCTGCAGCATTAAGACCCATTAGATTATTAACACCAATCTTATCAACAGCACCTTTGCTCATAACAAACTCACCAGGAGTTAGCATTGCTGGAATCGTATCTGTTCCTAAGTTTGGTAGTGCTCCACCACCAGATAATGCAAGACCTCCTCCCAAACTACCAAAAGCATCTCCAATTGCACTAACAATAGAGTCACGTTCTTGATCTATCTCTCTTCTAATCGTTTCTTCTGGTACATTACGTTTCTCTGCTTCTTTCTTAACTTGCTTATCTTCTTCATTCTTATTCCATAGATATGCACCAAGAGCTGCACCTCCAGCAACAAGTCCAGCAGCAATCAATGGATTTCTTGCAGCAAATTTCAGCAACTTTGGTATTGCTTTTGTCAGAATGAACATGGTAAATTTACCGATCAATCCAACTGTACCTCTGATAAATGCTCCAAGAGGTGTTGCAAATAATACAAATGCAGCAGTAAGTGCTGGCCACCAATCACTAATAAACTTACCAAGATCATCCAGTTTCTTTTTATTCTCTGGATCTGACATCCAATCTAGGAACCCTAGAACTGCCTTTCCTAGCAGAACATTTACGATGAATCTCTTAATAGCATCAAATATTCCTAATTGAGGTGCTGTTGATTTTAATTTTTTTAAGAAATTATTAGCTTTCTTTTTCTTTTCTAGTTCTGATTCTTTTTCAAACCTTCTTTCTTTTTCAAGTCTTTTAGTCTCAGCATCTCTTATACTTGTTGATATTTTTAATTGAGACTCTAATATTTTTTTAATAGACTTTACTATAGGAATAATTTCCTCTAGATATTTTGATATAGAATCTGCCCCTTTCTTTCCACCTTTCTTTTCAGTAACTTGAGTTTCTTCAGGAGAAGTTGTCTTTTCCAGTTTAGCAGGTTTTAATAACTTTACTGGTTTAATTTTTACAGAAGGTGCTGCAGGGTCTATATTAATGACCCTTTTCTTTAGTTTAAATCTACCAACTTTTCCCTTAACTCTCTTAAATTCGTTGGTAACTAACTCAGACTCTTCTGTTGATAATTGCTGCTGTGTCATTCTAGCAGCTGCCATCTTCTCTTTCAATAAAGAAAGATATGTAGCATAATCAATATCAAATACTTCTTCTAATCCTAAAAGTCTTAGTATTCTTTCGTCTATTTCTTCATCAACTAAATCTGTCCCTGCTTTTCCATCATATATTGCAAGTGCTCCACCAGGTTTTGGTGGTGGAGGAGGTGCTGCAGCAGTTGCTACGGGACCTTGAGATTCAGAAGCAAAAGCATCTGCCATTTCAAAGAGTTCATTACTCCTACCTTGAAATACTTTAGCATCAATATCTCTCTGCTCAGATTCACTGAGAGAATTATAATACTTTGATAAAAGATTTATCTGCTCGTCAGAAAGTTTGTCAGCACGATCCTTCCCGATTTTAAATTCGTATGCCTTTCTTAATCGTTTAGGATCTCTAGCCATTTGATGTTGTCTGCTGCTGTTTTAACTTCTCTTCTTCAAGATGCTGTTGAAGTAGCATGACATAGATATCACGTTCAATCGGGATCATATTTTCGATCTCCGTCAATGAGTATTTATGGTACTGCATCAAGGCAAAATTGAGACGGAAATAATTCTCAAGATCCATATGGATCATGCCTATGCGAAAAAAGATGCTAATCCCTCAAGCACAACCTCACTTTCAACTTTAGTATTTGGATTTGTAATCGTAACGGTATGAGATAGTTTAGGCATAGTATTGAAGAAATTCTCAACCTGCTTGAACTGAGAAGAATTCATCTGCTCTAGAAACTCAATCATTTCTTTCTTAGTACAATTCTCTGCTTCCCAAACTTCATCTTCAGTAATGACTTGGGAGATGCATGATGCAATCAATTCAAATGATTTTTCGGCATCAATGTTCTCAGTGTCAAAGTTTTCTTTTACAAACTGATTCAAAGTTGGATACTTCATCTCAATCATAATTTCATCATTAAGTTTAATCTGAGTACTATGATCTTCATGTTTTTGAATCTTAATATCCTCAACATTAATTGTTACAGGAACCGTAGTATCACCATCATCAGGACAGATTAAATTAACTTCAATATCTTCCCCTACAGACTTACCTCTAATATTCAAGAAAAGATATTCAATATCAAAAGTTGGAAGATCCTCAATCCTAATTCCTTTTGTCTTGATACAACTCTTAATTACATTTTTTACAGCAGTTGAAATCTGCTTTGCATTTTCAGATTCCAATGCATATAATAAAACCTTTTCTTCTTTTACAAGGAAAGGTCTATACTCGATAGTCTTTCCTGTTGATGGCAACTCCAATTCAAATGTTGGTGTAGCAATTTTAGGTAATGGCATGATTATTCACTAATTTAATCGTGTTGTCTTATTTAGTCTGTTATTAGAAGTTATTAAAAACTAAATGGAATACCAGAATTAAAATCTATATTACTAGTATCTGGAAGAAATGGTCTATCTGCATAATAATCAAGTCCTAAATCTATCTTTTGACCTGCTTCTAATGCTGTTTTAAAATCTTGCCAACCATCTTCATTTCTAAAAGCTCCAGCATACTTATTAAGATCTAGATTATCTAATCTATATCCAAAAGGTGATATATATTCACTACTACCTTTACCATTTATATAATATTTCGTATAAGACATTGTAACAGTTACTTTCAATAATTCTGCTAGACCATAAGAAACAGGTGTGGATGAAATGCTTAGTGGGAATGCATCAGTAAAAGTATATGACAACCTTTGAGCATTATCTTTCTCAAACTTTGTTACATGTAATGCACTGGTTTTATATGCTTTTGGAAACTTAACTCTATAAGATGCATTAGGAAGTGCTGGGTTGAATTCAACATCTTGTCCAATAATATATCCCATCCATAATTCAAAAAATCTAGTAATCTTATAATTACTATCTACCATAAAAGTAAAATCAATCTGACCATCATATTGTCTCCGATAAACATGTTTCTCAGTAATACCTGGTCTATCATTAGTCAATTCATGTGTTGCAAAAGATGACCCTGGCAATGAAGTATCCGTACATGAAAGCATTATCAGTAATTCATCTTCATTTCCAAATTGCGGAATTCCTAAATTAACATTAGATTGAATATATGATAATAGACTTTCTTCTCCCTCTATTCCTTTAGAAGTAGGAAGTCCAAAAAATACCTCATAATTATTTGTTGTAGCAGGACTTAATAGCCGACTTTTTATGTCAGCCATTCGTCGTGTTTTTGGTGATGGTGCAGTCATCTATAAATAGAGATACCTTTGTTATACTATGTATAAGAGATGCCAGAAAGTTTGAAAAGTAAGTACAAACCTTCTAATCCAAAGAAATATGTAGGTGATCCAAATAACATTATCTGCAGAAGTTCTTGGGAAAGAAAGTTTTGTGTCTGGTGTGATAGAAATGAAAATATTTTAGAATGGGGAAGTGAAGAGTTTTGGATTCCCTATCGTTCTCCAGTTGATAACCGAGTTCACAAATACTTTCCAGACTTTTTTATTAAGGTTCGTGAAAGTAATGGGACGATTAAAAAGTATGTGATTGAGGTGAAACCACATAAGCAAACTCAGCAACCAAATCCCACACCAAAACGTAGAACAAAATCTTGGTTGTATGAAGTGAAAACCTATGCAGTGAACCAAGCAAAATGGAAAGCAGCAAAGGAGTTCTGTGCTGATCGTCTACTTGAATTTAAGATCATAACAGAAAACGAACTTGGTATCAAGTAATGGTAAGAAAAGTCAGAGGAAGAACTGGTTACAAACAATTCCCTGGTGATGAAGAGTATCGTAAGTTATTTGATCTCTATCTTCAAGAAAAAAATACAAGAACTGTTGACATTGAAGATAGAACACCACCTTCATTATCAAGGATTGATATTCTAAAAAAGAGAATAAAAACTTTCTCTGATCCTGATGATTACATGCTTGTCATTCTTGAACTCTTTGATGAGAGAGATTTGATTCCTGATCCAGGAAAATATTATACCTTTGTTTATCAGGCAAAGACACCAAGGATTGTTTATGATGAACACCCACTAATTGCTTGCCTAAACCTACATCAATGGGGGTTTACTGGTCTTAACTTTCACTTTGAAGGAACTGAGTATCCTAAAGTAAGGAATTATACTTGGCAAGAAGTGATTGGTCAGATGCACATCGTTAATAATAGTGAAATTGATTATATGAAATCTGTACCATATCGTAAGTTCCGACTAAATAGCTGAATAGAGGTATACTTAAATGGCAGATTTAGACCCCAGAATAGTCAATTTAGATCTAACCCCAAGAAAAAAAGATGATAAAGGAAATTGGGTAACATTATCTCCTGTTAAAATTCCTGTTCGTTTAACTCCTAATACTGGAGGGGGATTCGTATTTGATGTAAATGTTGCAGCAAAGGGAGAACCTGATAATTACCAAAGAATTGGATCTATGGTTGGTTCAACTTTTAGTGGGGGATTTGATGATAGAGTTACATTAGAACAAACTTTTGGAGATAGAGCAGGTAGCAAAAGAATATTAAAATTTCTGGAGCAATCTGGTAAATTGAGTGATCTTTCCCAACTTGAAGAAAATGAACAACTTGATTATATAACTCAAGCATTACATTATGGAAATTCTAAAGAAGGTTTTTTGCAAATAAGACAAGAAAATTTTAATATCCTTAATGAGAACCTAGAGGATGCGGCAAAAAATAATATAGTAGCAAGAGTTGGTCATGAAAATTATATAACAAAACCCGATCCTGAAGAACCTGTTACTGAACCAAAAACAGATGATAAAGGAAAAGCAGGTAGTGAAGAAGAAAATAATACAACAGACCAACCAGAACGAAAATGGGACGGAAAATTTGACATAAACCCAGCAGCAGGTGTAAACGTAACTGGTAAGAAGGGTAAAGATTTAGGGACAGGACCTCTTTCTTATCCAGAAGATTTGGCAACAAATCAACAAGACTATTTAAAAATATCATGTTACACATATAAACCTCAAACATTATCCCGTGGTCAAGTAGAAACAAAATCTGGTAAGGGTGAAAAAGTAGGTCCAGATGTATATCTACCTATCAATAGTGCTTCGGATACTAGTGCCGTTGGATGGGGTGAACAAAATGCAAACCCACTTCAGATAGGACTATATCAAGCTGCAGCATCATTTATAGATGCTGGTGGTATGGAAGATTTGGGAAATGTATTTTCTGATCTTGGAAAAGCTGCTATGGGACTTATATCTCAAGATGAAATGCTAAGACCAGCAATTAAATCTTATTTTGCAGGTCAAGCAGCAGGTGTAAATGGAATGTTAGCCAGAACAACTGGTGCAGTATTTAATCCTAATATAGTTTTACTATTCAATAGTCCAGAACTAAGAAAGTTTTCATTCTCATTTAGAATGTCTGCTAGAAGTGAAACTGAAGCAACAATGATCCGAAAGATTATCAGATATTTTAAACAGTATAGTAGACCAGGATTATCGTCCTCACAATTATTTTTAACAACTCCATATGTATTTACAGTCCAATACAAAGTTCCAGGTGATGGCACACATAAATCAATTGGACAACCAAAAGATGCTTGTGCCTTAACATCAGTTGGTGTAAATTATGTACCCGATGGAAGTTATATGACATTTAATGATGAGGCAAGAACAATGACTACTTATGAACTTACTCTAAACTTTAGTGAACTTGAACCAATATATCGTAGTGATTATACACAAGAAGCAGATCACATTGGATGGTAAAAAATGTCAAACTATTTTAACAAAGTTCCAAACTTCAAGTACACCAATCTATTAAATGATGGTGTAGATAATAAAACTCAAGTCAAAAATCTTTTCCGTAGAGTAAAACTCAGAGAAGATTTATATGAAAATCTAAATTTTTTCACTAAGTATTTTATTATTGGAGATGAAAGACCTGATCAGGTAGCAAAAAAACTATATGATGATTCCAATTTAGATTGGGTAATCTTAACTGTCAATAATATGTTGAATATGCAAAGTGAATGGCCGATGCCTCAATTAGTTTACAATGATTATCTACTTGAAAAGTATGGTTCATATGAAGAAATCAATGAAACTCATCATTATGAAAGTAAGAGGGTGTTTAATTCTCGTAATGAAACTATTTTTCCTGCTGGATTAATAGTTGATTCAACTCATCAGGTTTCATTTTATGATAGAGATCTAGATGTTCAGGTTACTATTTCTGATGCTGCATACAGAGTTACAAATTATCAATATGAAGAACGAGTTCAAGAGAAAAAAAGATCTATCTTTATTTTAAGACCAGAATACTTAAACATTGCTATCGAAGATCTAGAGGAAGCAATGACATACAAAAAAGGTTCTACCGAATATGTCAGTAGAACCTTGAAAGATACTGAAGATTTATT